TGTAGGTACTTTAAACGGTGCAATGAGAGTATATGTAAACTCATACTTAGTAGATGATTCACCAGTACTTATTGGTTACAAAGGTGCAGGTGAAGTTGATGCGGCGGCATTCTATTGCCCATACATTCCATTAATGTCATCAGGCGTTATTGTGGATCCAGGCACATTTGAGCCAGTAGTGAGCTTTATGACAAGATACGGTTATGTAGAGTTAACAAACACTGCATCGTCACTTGGTAATTCAGCAGACTACCTATCAAAAATTGCTATTTCAAACGCAACATTTATCTAATATTAGATATTAATATAGAAACCCCGGATTATTCCGGGGTTTCCCTTGAATAACACATTAAATAACACATTACAACATTGTGGCCAAATCTGCTAAATAAGTAATATACATTGGAGCATAATACAGCATGGCAGATCAAACAGTTATTAGATCAAACGACTTAATTATTACTGGAAATCTTCAGGTTTCTGGATCACAGATCACAACCAATACAGATGATTTAACAGTAAAAGATCGACTAATTACTCTTAATAAAGGTGGTACCTTAGGTGTTGATACTGCTGGTATTGAAATTGAATCAGGCGGAGTAATTGAAGCAACTATTGGATATACAACCAGCGGCGGTTGGGATTTTGGTAGTGCAGACATTACAACAACAGGAACGGTAACAGGTAGTTTAAGTCTAACTGCAAACTCTGTAAATGATACTCACATTGATTTTGGGACAGGGGCCAATCAAGTTTCAACAGCAGATATTCCAGAAGAAACAAATTTATATTATACAGACGCAAGAGTACAAGCAATATCAATTAATAATCTTGTTGAAGATACATCACCACAACTTGGTGGAACATTGGATGCTAATGGAAACACAATTGATATGGGCACCAACACAATCACTGACACAAAAGTTGGCAATTGGGACACAGCACACAGTTGGGGTGACCACTCAACAGCAGGCTATCAAACAAATATCACAGCAGGAACAACAGCACAGTATTATAGAGGCGATAAAACATTTCAAACACTAGATACTCTAGCAGTTACAGAAAACACAAATTTATACTATACTACAGCAAGAGCTAACACAGATATTGACGCTAGATTAGCCACAACATCAATAGACGCATTAACTGATGTAGACACCTCAGGAGTATCTTCAGGAGAAGTATTAATGTGGAATGGGTCTAATTTTGTACCAAATGCTCCAGCAGTCGGAATAGCAAATAATCAAATTTCATCAACAACATCTGTAACACTAACAAATCAAGGAACTAGTTATAGTTCTTCAGGCATAATTGCAACAATACCAAGTTTTTCAATCAACACAGATGGAAAAGTACAGATTAATTTTACAGCACAAGTAGTTCAAGAAACAAATGCAGAAGCAACAATAGGATTATTTAGAGCTAATAACGGCGCGGCAATGACATACACATCACCTGTTGCAGAATATACTAGTATGTCTCAAGGTTTTGTATCTAGTTTTGTTTTCAATGATGATATAACCGGTGGAGTAAGCTCAGTTGAATACCAAGTTGTAGTTAAATTTGATACTGGAACTACAAACACCTATCAATTAAGCAATATATCATTTAGTGCTACAGAATTTCAAATTGGAACACTTGATACATTAAATGAATTAACAGATGTAACAATTACATCACAGTCAGCAGGACAAATATTAAAAGCCACGAGTGCAACTACTTGGGTAAATGAAACTCCTACGATTTCAATTAATTCTGATGTAGATACTACAGGCGCAGTTGCAGGAAATGTATTGAGATATAATGGAACAACTTGGGTTGATACAGATCTAACAGCATTTAATATTGGCGAGTTTGGTGATGTAGATACAACCACTGCTTCTTTAGGAAAAATTTTAAGATATGATGGTTCAAATTGGAGTGATTCAGATCTAACACCATTTAGTATTGGTGAATTTGGTGATGTTGATACTACAGGTGCTGTTAGTGGAAAAATATTAAAATATAACGGTACTACTTGGGTGGTAGCAGATGATGTTGACACAGACACAGGTATTTTAAGTGTTGTAGAAGATACATCACCACAACTTGGTGGGGATTTAGATGTACAAACACATTCAATTATTTCAACAGGTTCTAACAATATTGTATTAGATCCACAAGGCACAGGCATTGTACAAATCAACGGTGATCTAACTGTTACAGGTACAGCAACAACACTTGAAGTAACCAATGTTGAAGTTGAAGATGCTATCATGCTATTAAACAAGCACGATACACAACCAGCAAATAATACCAACGATGGCGGTATTATGGTACAACGTGGTACTGCTGAAGACAATGCGGCATGGTATTGGGATGAAACAGACGACAGATGGGTAGCGGCAACAACAACAAACACTGCTGGAGATGTAGATCTTAGTGCCACAGCAAATGCAGACATACAAGCAGGCACTGCCTATCTAACAGCAACACAGGCACAGTATGCTGACTTGGCAGAGATTTACAAATCAGATGCAGACTATGAACCAGGCACAGTTGTTGTGTTTGGTGGCGAACATGAAGTTACGCAGTGTAATAGATTGTTAGATCATAGAGTAGCAGGTGTAGTATCAACAGCACCGGCGTACCTAATGAACAAAGATGCAGATGGTGTAGCAGTCGCACTTCGTGGTAAAGTTCCTTGTAAAGTTGAAGGTCCTGTTAGAAAAGGTGATCTACTTGTAACTAATGTAACACCAGGTACAGCAACAACTTTAACAGATGATAGCCCAGCCCCAGCAGGTTATTGTGTGATTGGTAAATCTTTAGAAGATAACAATGATGCAGGAATCAAACTAGTTAATATTGTTGTTTAAAGATATCTTTTGTTGATAGAATCTTGAGTCCAAATTAAAAATTCTTTTAGAGTTTTAATCCAACTTTTCATATCAGTTTCAATTTCAATACAGTGATAATAACTCATTGGTAATACAAAATAAGGATATTCTTTTTTAGCGTCTTTGTATTTTTCTTGCATTTTTACAATACTTCTTAAATCAGCATTAATATCTTTTATAATGTTATTAATTTTTTCTTCATTTTTATATTGTCTAATTAACCATATGTGATAGTCATCATCTGATTCAGGCATAGCCATAATTTCTTCAAGTTCAAATCTCAATGCTCTTATAGGATTAATATCTTTTCTATATTTTATAAGAATAGATGGCACTTTGTATTTTACATTGTTTGTTTTGAGATTTTGCAGTAGATTAAAATAATCATCTTCAAGGGTGAATCTAATATCCATAGATTCTTGACTGGTCATTTGTTTGACTGCCTGTTGTATTTTTTGTAGTATTTTAAAAAATTTTTTTTTACTTGATTTTGAGTATTCTGCTAGTTCTTGGTTGATATCTTCTTGTGTTTGTATGTTTGGATAGATGGTTTCAAGTATAAAATCTGTAACAATGCTGTCTTTTTCAAATTGATTGAGAGCATAGGCTATTTTAGCCTGGTTAAAACTGATAATACCTGACACTGTGTTAATCCTGTTGTTATTAAGTAAACTTACTTAATACTATTTACTATCAGTTTGAGCTTTTTAACATTATTTTTATCTAATAGTGTTTTACGAGCTCCTTGGTGTAGTGGTCTAGGCAAACGATTAATTTTAGTCCAACAATAACTTTGTGATTCGTGATTTAAGTTTGGAACAAATTCTTCTGGTGTAACAATAACAAATGTATGATACATAAAGTGTCCGTCACTGCTTTGATATATGTCTAGTGGATGTATTTTGATTATTTCTGGAATAAAGCCTATTTCTTCTTTGATTTCTCTTTTTAATGCGCCTATAACAGTTTCTCCACGTTCAACTTTGCCGCCCCAAAAACTCCAGGTGTTTGAATTACTAACACTTTTTGATCTTTTGTTTAAACAAAATTTTTTTGTGTCTTGAGATAAAAATGTGGCTCCTACAGCGTCATACATAACTCTATTTATAGCATGGATGTGTTATATAGTCAATTGAATTATACACCTGCTAGATTTAAAATCCAATAGCCAGGTTTATATTGACCTTGATATGTATCAATCCACTCACTGCCATTCCATTGATATTGATAACCAGTTGTGGTATTTGTTACATAATGAGTAGATGATTCGTTAGCACTAGCATCAAATGAAACAGTCCATTGTGTTCCGTTAAATTCTATAATATCATTTGCTGAAGCAACCACAGTACCCCAATTGCTAGATCCTTCAACAATATCATTAATAATCAAATATCGCTGTCCTGCCTGTTGTGTTGCCAGTGTGCCATCTCCTGGTGTGTTTTTATGTGGATCTATTATTTTTAAAACAGCAGACTGTGTGTTGGTAGGCAAGGTTGCAGAATCAATAGTGAATATCAATTGATTATCATTAACTGGATTGTATGCAATAGTGCCTACAATGTCTTGTGTTGAATCTTCTATATCTGATGCACGTCTTAATTTTATTTTTGAAGTTGATGCTTGGAACTCACCATACTGCTCAAAAAACTCTTTCCATGAATATCCTTCGTTGACACCATGAGCATTTAATAAACTAATTGTATTGCCTGTTACATCAATCTGTGCATTTTGTGGTGTAACAACAATTTCTTCTAGGTTACTGAATTGATCAAAGAAGTCCTGCATGTTTTTGTCATATTCAAGGTCACTGAGATTATCATCTAGATGAATTCTGTTTATGATACCATGAATAATTGATTGCTTTTTAACTTTTGCTGGAGGATTGATCCAAATTGGCACTTGGAAAATAAGTGTAGCAATGTCTAGTTGTGAATCAACACCCTGCGGAACTGATCTAGATGACCATTGGATATCAATTAGTTCTACAACTGTGATGTTGGTCCAATCTAGTGGATTAGTATTTGCTTGAATTTCTATTGTGGGATTAAACAGTGTAAGTATTTGTTCTAGCAACTGTAGTTTTTGTTCTGTGTTTGAACACCACACATCAACATTAATGGTTAAGTCATAGGGCACAGGCATGTATCTATCAACTGTATATGTATTGCCAAGTTCTGCTGTGTATTGATCGTTGATAGCATCATACTTGCGTTCCTGTACTTGTTGTGATGAAATTAATTTTGGATCATGTCTGCGTTCTCTTGCAATATTCATGTTAGCAATATGACAAGTCATAAATGGAGCAGAGTTTAGTGCGTTTTCTGTGTTGCCACGTAGTATGTGTGCAACCATTCTAGACATGTCTGCATAACGCATTGGCACAGTTCTATATGTTTGTGAAGCAGTACCACCTGCATTTTTTTGACCACTTTGAATTTGAAAGCCATTAAAGATACGTACAAATTGTAGCAAGTACCTTCTTATCTGTTGATCATACCAAAATTGTGCCATTATACATCTGTCCTTGGTTTAACTGCTTTGCTTAAACCTTGTTGTTCGTTACCATCTGCGGTGTTATCACTTGAATTTGTGTTTTCAATAAATGTATTTAATATTCTATTAGCCGCAGAGTAGGTGCCTCGCCAGTCATCTTCAATTTTGATAAATCTATTGCCAACTTTTTTAAACAATCTATTTGGTTCATAATCTGTACGCAGTATGTAATCACCGTCATTTAATGAATTAGGAAAACTTGAACCTGTGTGTGCAATTTGAATACCGTTAGGTGGTTTACCATCACCAGCATGGACACCAACTTTGGTCATGAAACCAAATGCATCGTTGGCTGAATCTTGACTTGAATGTAGAGTAACGTCTTGGGCCACCCAACTGTCTGTGGTAGATGAATATTTTTTAAATGAAATGTTTAGGCCACCTGTGGTGTTTGGTTGCCACCATATTTTACCCACAGTGTTTGTTGTTGGTTCACTAGTGTTGATAGAAACATCAACACCTAGCAGTTGAGTTGTGGTTGCATCTGTGGCAATTTTTACCCAAGAACCATTTGAAACTTTTTTAAACAGTGTTGCTCCTACAGTTCTATCTGAAACTACTACAGCATAATCACTTGAAGGAACATAAGATGATATAGGTGATTTAGTAGTGCCGTCAATGTTTGCTGAATCAACTATTGATACAGGTTGACTGTTCCATGCAGTACCATCTCCAATGTATAATCCCCAATTGGTGTTTGCTGTGTCTAACCAATAGTCCCCGTTTTTGTAATTAGAAGTGGGAGCAGTATCGCCAACAAAATAATCAAATGCCTGCCAACTTGTGTTTGTTGATTCATACAGTTTAAATGATGCTGTGTTAGTTTGCCAATGACCATAAACCATACCAGGCACATATTGATCTGCTTTGTTAACATATAGGTGTGCTGTTTCGTACCCTTTTTTAGGAACTTCGTTTTGTGCTTGATTAACAATTGCATCACCTATGTCAATTTCTGATTGATATGTAGAAATTAAATTTCTTAAATCATCTTTTTGTTCACCGGTGCCAAGTATATCTGAAAACTCTGGTGAGTCTACTAGTGGAGTACACTTAACTCTCCAAATGTGTGGATACCAAGTTGGTGAATAACCTTCTGAACCTCTAGCGGCATCTTCAATAACATAGTATCTGTTGATTGCTTGTGGACCTTCTGGATAGTAGGCCGCTACTTCTCCAACGGCTGTACTTGATGTACCTGTTACAGTTTCACCAACTGTAAAGTCACCGTCTGTGACCATTCTTAAAACTTTTGCATCGTGATTATAGTTCACTACTGTTGCGGTTACACCACTGGTTGCACCTGTTATGGTTTCGCCTTTTCTAAATTTTTTTGCTGGCTTTGTGGTAAACTCTAGACGTGCCATGTCTAACATGGTGTCATCACGTTGATGAGGTAATTCTAATACATCACCACTCATTAATTTTCTACCCAATATATTGATCATTTCATTTAGATGAAAGGTCATATAGATGGTATCGTTGGATAAAAACGCACCAAATTGTGTTAGATCAAAATCTGAATCTTGTACCTGATATACACCACGCATGTCATACACATCTGGATCGTACTTGCGATCTCTGTTTTCTAAAAATAATAGATCTTGTATGTTGTTGGGACGCACTACAGAATTGTCAGGTTGTGTTGAATCTGTGGTGTTTGCTTGAGCATGTGGACCAAGGTATTTGTGGATGAATACACCAGTGCCACCAACATTAAAATGTTCGCGGATCACACGGTCTATCATATTATAATCGTTACCTTTTTGTGGTTTCCATAAGCTGAGTCGTGGCATGTCTATATCCTTTTATACAAGTATTTATTCAACTAAAAACCATGTGCGATTCCTATTGTTATGCGTTTTAAATTGGATTTACAAAAAGCATACATATTTGCTCTAAATTCTAATAGATCCTAAAATAAACCTGGTTTACAAGCAATTAAATAGGCATTTAAACTAGAATCTACTGCGTAAATAAAAAACGATACATATAGTACTAGTTCTGAATTTCACTAATACAATAAATACAAGTATAGGATTTTAAATATGGCCAAAGATAAATCAAACAGAGACAAGATCATTGAGGATATTCGCAACCTACTAGGTGATGGTATGGTTGATGTTGAACTTGATCCCAAACACTACAATCAAGGTTTAGACATGGCGTTTGATAGATTCAGAGCAAGATCATCAAATGCCAATGAAGAAGCAACACTGTTTTTACGATTAGAAAAAGACATAAACGAGTATACTTTACCAACAGAAGTAATTGAAGTGCGTGAAACATTTAGACGTGCTTTGGGCTCTGATCAACAATCAGGTATTGATGTTGATCCATTTGAAATTGCCTACACTAACTTGTATTTTTTACAGGCAGGTAGAATTGGCGGATTAACCACTTGGGAAGCATTCAGTCAATATCAAGAAACTGTGGGTAGATTGTTTGGTAACAAAATTAATTTTACTTGGGATACAGTAACTAAAAAATTAACAATTGTTAGACGCCCAAGAAATGCAGAAACATTGTTATTGCAAGTTTATATGCTTAGAACAGATGAAACACTGCTAGATGACCCGTATGCAAAAACATGGATAAGAGATTATGCACTTGCACAGTGTAAAATGATGCTGGGAGAAGCACGTTCAAAATTTGCTTCTTTGCCTGGTGCACAGGGTGGTGTTACACTAAATGGTGATGCACTCAAGGCTGAAGCACAAACAGCCATGGAAAGACTTGAAGATGAAATTCAAAAATACGTAGATGGTGGTGATCCACTATCATTTGTAATAGGATAAGACAATGGCGGCTAACGGTATATCAACACTTTCAACCAAAGAGTTGCGTCAAAAATCCAAATTAGATCTAGCCGCAAGTAAACGTGCCGCCGCTGGACATCCTAGAGCAACATATGATATAACACAATTGCCAACTCAATACAATGACAATGATGTAATTGATAATCCAAACACAGGAGGGTTAGTAGGTGGCCGTCCGTGGATACCAACATCGTCTTTTACAGTATATGAAGAATTCAACACAATCAGTGCTATTGAAACAACACAATATGCAAGTGGTAATAAAATTTATGTATATTCATCATCTTTTGATGTACCAGGATATCAAAATGCTCGTGTAGTGGTTAATGATATTGAAGTATTAAACGTTGGCGCTCGTGGTCACAACATGGTAGTATTAGATACATATGGTAACACACTCAGCACAGCAAATTATGATACCTATGGCGATCCTGGAGCAGTAACGTCACTAGCCAATGCACTAAACAGTGTTTCTAATGGAAGCATTGTGATATTAACTGTGTGGG